GTTAGCATGGCAGAAAGCATGAGCGGAGTTACTTGCGAATCATGTGGCAACCCAGGCAAGCAGACTAGCGGAGGTTGGATTAAAACTATTTGTGAGCCATGCCAAATCGCACGTGAAGAACGCCAAGCAAAGGAATACGCAGAGTACAATGCGAGAAATAACACCTGAACGCTTAGGAGTTCCGTTAATGTTTGAGGGGGAGTACGAGTTTGATCGTAGTTCCCTGATTCCTCAGTTAGAAGAATTATCAGTCAACCCCAAGTTTAGCAATTATGGAAATATGTTAGAACTAGGTGATGCTGGAAGTACCGCACACGACTATACAAATCAGCCGCACTTGTTAATGCCCGAGTTTACCAAATGGACATTAGAACGTGCTAGTGAAATTTTCTATCTTTGGAAAATGCAAACTACCAAGGCTCATGTCGTTCGTAGTTGGGTCAATCGTCATCGTAGAGGTGGCTGGACTAATTTCCATACTCACCCAAACACTGATCTAGTTGTTGCGGCCTATATCCAAGTTCCTAAGAATGGTGGGAATCTACTCATAGTTGACCCTCTAGAAAATCATTGGTTTGGTATGCCCACTGTAAGGAACATTTCCCAGCAAACAGGAAAACCCTATCCTGCTATGAACGATAAGGTTTACTTTCTTGCTCCATTTATTAGACACGCAACTGAGACAAGTAACAGCGATCGGGACCGTTGGGTAATGAGTATGAATATCAACTGTGAGAGATTATTTTGAAACATATTAAACCAGTACAGGTCGGAGTACCGTTGATGTTTCGGAGTAGCTTTGATTTTGATAAACCTGCTATCATCAACAAGTTCGAGGACATTGCTAAACGTAGCAAGAACTTCGACAAGTACGGGTTTGGAGATTTTCAAGGAGATGTAGGCAGTAGTGCCAATAATTCAGATTATCAACCACATACATGGCCTGAACTCCAATTACATTACGAATGGCTACTGGATCGTTCCAAAGAAATCTTTAAACTATGGGAAATGGAGGACGAACCTTATATCGATCGCAGTTGGATCAATCGATACGGTAAAGGAGGAGTCCTCAATCAACACAGACACGCAAACACAGATTTAATTGCGGTATCATATATCTATGTTCCCAAAAATGGCGGAAACATAATCATAGTAGACCCGTTAGAATATCATTGGTTTAGGATACCGTCCAATAATAACTTACAAATGTACTTTGGACAGAGTATTCCTGTTGCTACTAACGATGTATTATTCTTCGCAGGATTTTTACGTCACTCAGTCGAACCAAACGAATCAGATCACTATCGCTGGATTATCAGCACAAACATTAGAACAAAAGGAAAATAAAATGGCATTAGTACCAATGGTAATCGAAAAAACAAGCACAGGAGAACGTGCTTTTGATATCTACAGTCGTTTACTCAACGAAAGAATCGTATTTTTAAACGGGCCAGTAGATGATTACAGCGCCAATATTATCGTGGCACAGTTTCTACATTTAGAAAGCCAAGACAGCGAAAAGGACATTCATTTCTATATTAACAGTCCAGGCGGAGTTGTAACTGCGGGTATGAGTATCTACGATACCATGCAGTTTATCAAGCCCGATATCTGTACCTATGTTATGGGGCAAGCCTGTTCTATGGGCAGTTTACTCGCCCAATCAGGGAGTGCCGGGAAACGCTATATGCTTCCTAATGCCCGTCATATGATCCATCAACCCAGTGGCGGAGCTGGCGGACAGGCTACAGACATGGAAATCCAAGTAAAAGAGATCCTAAAAATGAAGAAGTCTCTTACTGAAATCTATGTAAAACACAATAGTAAGGGCAAAACCTACGATGAGTTCTATAACGCTATGGAACGTGATAACTTTATGAGCGCACAAGAAGCTCTAGAATTTGGGTTAATTGATCAAATCGTTACCAATCGTCCTTAATTATTAAAACTGTGGTTATGCTAAATAGTGATATTAGCATCTATTTAGGAAAGCATAACCATGGTAAAAACCTTCGAGCAATCAACAACACTACGAGATCTTAATCTTCAGCCTGGAGATTTAAGCGGTGACCTAATTAGCGGTGGCACAATTACAAATTTTGCCAGCACAGGTATTCAAGATCTAGCAAAAGAAACCACTGTTACAATTGAAGATGGCAAATTATCCGTTGATAATCTTTCTGCGAAAACTGTATTTGTAGACACTATCAAAGGTGAACAGATTGTTATCCGCGGTGACGTTAAGGTATACGGCATAGTTGATGCGGGATTTGTCCGAACAACAGAAATCATTGCCAACCAGCGTTATGAAAAACAGTATTTAGAATTTGCCCAAGATAATGAGCAAGGTACTAATGTAGGTACAGGACTGTTATGGCCTTCATCTGGATACAATAAACAGCTGGTCTATAGAAATAATCCAGATCGTTTTTTCCTAACTGAAAGTGTAGATCTAGCTCCAGGACGTCAGTTTACCATTAATGGTAATTCTGTTTTAACATCAAGCGGGCTAGGTACCGGAGTTACTGAAAGTAACTTACAAACTGTCGGTAATCTTAAGGAATTAACAGTTATCGGCAATGTCAACATTGGCGACATGGTACACTATGATTCACATCAAGGTAAATTCGCAATAGGTAACTCAGAGCCGACACATTTATTCTCTGTATATGATTTTGAAAGCGATACAGACTTTTATATCGAAGGTGATAAGAACGGCCGTGCTAGAGTAGGTACATTTAACAACCGTCCTGTTGATATCGTCTCGGACGATCAAGTACGTATTAGTGTTAGTGAAACAGGTGACATTACTCTGGGCCAAGAACTACGTGACAGCACTACGACCCGTGTATATGGAAAATTATCTGTTGGTATCAAAAATCCTGTAGAACAATTTGAAGTAGCAGGAAATATGAGACTAGGTGGCAAATTGTTTGCTCAAGGCGATCAAGCACCTACAGAAGGACACTACTACACCGGCGACATCATTTGGAATACCAAGCCAAGACCAAACGCTTTTATTGGTTGGGTCTGTACACAAAGCGGCTTTCCGGGTACATGGAAAGCGTTTGGACAGATATTTGAATAAACTCATAATAATATTCTCCCAGCAACCATAGTAAATAATTTTACTTATGGGAGCAACATTATGGATCAACAGATATTTCGTCACCTAAAAAAACTCAAGGCATTTAACAATCAACGTAAGGTATGGTTATTACTCAGTTTATTTGTTATGATTACGATCATAATTGTAACTGTAGATATAAACTACATACAACCAAATCTATTATGGACAATAGTATCAATCGGAGTCTTTATAGCTGCAGTTTGGTGGTATTGGACTATGCGGATCATTCGTCAACTTATAGAACATCAACAAGAAGAATCAGAAATACTAGTTGATGTAGTTACAACTATTCGTGAAATAAAAGAAGACGTAAAAAAATTACCAAAGTAATTGACACGATAAATAAAGATCTGTATACTAAATGTTAGCGGTCTTTAACGTCATTCATCCCGCTTTATAAACTCTGCATGTCGTCAAACTTGCTACCTTAATAAAGGAGACTAGAGATGGCAAAATTTTACTCAACAAAAACTTACGGCAACGATAGGGGTCTATCATGCTGTTTTAGACAGTGGAGAGCGACCCATAGTCACTGCTCAACACTTCACGGATACTCAATTGGTATCAAGCTCGTATTTGAATGCGACACACTAGATGACAAAAACTGGTGTATGGACTTTGGCGGTCTTAAAGAATTCAAAGCGTGGGCAGATCACATGTTCGATCATACACTGGTTGTAGCACATGACGATCCCCATTTGAACTTCTTTAAACAGATGTCCAATATGGGCAATGTTCCTAGTTCAGGAAACGGCGATCAAGGGTTTGATACATTGGAACCTTTTGAGCGCGGAGCACTATGCGATCTACGTATTGTTCCAGGAGTAGGCTGTGAAATGTTTGCTAAATTGTGTTATGACAAAATGGCAGAACTGCTAGCATCAGGTGACATGCGTTATCCAATCAATCCAACAGTTAAGGTCAAATCAGTTGAAGTATTTGAGCACGGTGCTAACTCGGCTACATACGAAGGTTAAAAATGTGGGCACGTGAACAAAGTTATGTTTATCTCAAGCAGTACATTCAGTGCCGCAACAACACGCCCTGGCCCATGGCTGTACCGCAAGCACATGACCGTGCTAGATGGACATTACAACATCTAGGCGGTCTAGCCAGCAGTTGGGACATACGCCGTAGTGATTGTACATATTATTATCCACAGGTAAAAAATGAAAAGAATGTGGAGACTTTGGGCTAAAAGTTTAGGAGAGAAAGCAGGCAGTTCGGACAAAGAAGCTAACCGTATTGCTTGCTTTCGTACTGTAATTGTGTTAATATATGTTATCACAAACTTTTTCATCATAGCAGGCGTTATAAGGCATTGGTAATGACAACAATTATTCTAGAAGAAGCAGACGATGGTAGTGGAGATTTGGTTATGCCAATTCCACAAGATATGTTAGATAAACTGGGTTGGAAAGAGGGCGACACCCTAACATGGACAGTGAAAACAAACGGTTCGATAATTCTTTCTAAGAAAGCTGATAATGATTAAACGAATTGGATTCGCATGTAAGTGGATCAACGACCCTAGCGAAACGCAGGGTATGAAAATCAATGCTAAAGATAGAGAACTCAATACTGGTACTACTACGGTAGCCTGGCTTAATCGCCAAACCCGAGATGTAGCTGAACAGCGGCTGTGGGACCTCATGGTCAATAATATTTCTGCTATAAAAAATCTAGTAGCAAGAGTAGGCGAGCAAGAGCCTAATCTGCGTATGGTGCGTATCAGTAGCGACATCCTGCCTGTTTATACTCAAAAAGATTGGTGCTACTTCTGGCTTCGTCCAGATGTCATCGACTACTGCGAAAAGCATTTTATGGAAGTAGGCGATCTTGCTAGATCGCTCAATGTTCGACTGAGCTTTCATCCAGGCCAGTTTACTGTGCTGGCAAGTGAGAATCCAGGTATTGTAGAACGAAGTATAGAAGAATTTGAATATCATACCAATATGGCTCGCTGGATGGGCTATGGTCGGACTTTTCAAGATCTAAAAATTAATGTTCACATTTCAGGTAAACTCGGACCTGACGGCATTCGTGCCGCACATAAAAAGTTGAGCGCCGAGGCTCGTAACTGTATTACTATCGAAAACGAAGAAAACGCATGGGGGTTAGATGATTGTATTGAGCTTTGTGATGTGGTGCCTATCGTTCTTGATATTCATCACCATTGGATTAAAACAGGTGAGTACATCTCGCCCATGGACCCCCGTGTTGATCGGGTGGTTCAGTCTTGGCGTGGTGTCCGGCCTACTATGCATTATTCTGTCAGCCGTGAAGATTATCTCGTGGATCATGATAACCTTTGCGCCCCTGACTATCAGACTCTTTTAGAGTCCGGATACAAAAAACAAAAGCTCAGAGCACATTCTGACTTCTACTGGAACAAACCAGCGAACGAATGGGCTTTGAGCTTTCTAGGCACACACGATATCATGTGTGAATCTAAAGGCAAAAATTTGGCTAGTTTTGAACTTGCCAAACAAGCTAAAGAATTAAACCTTCTTTGACCTAGTTGCTTTAGTAGGTGCCTTAGCTTTAACTGGGGTCTTGGCTTTTGGAGCCTTAGCAGTAGCTTTTGCTTTTGCTGGGGCTTTTTTAGCGGCTGGCTTTTCTGCTTTTGGAGCACGTGGCTTGCGCGGCGCTTTAGTAACAGTAGTTTCAGCACCCTCTAAGTCTAGAGCAACAGCAACAGCAACAGAATTGTCAACTGGGGCTTCTACTTTAGCTTCTACCGGAGTTTCTACTTTGTATGGTGTGGCCTCAACAGTTTCGATCTTCTTTGGACGGAAGACAAAAAAGCCAACGGCTACCAATACGATTAAACCAATAATAATTTCCATGATGGATTCCTTTTAAAAGTATAGCTATTTAATATCTCATAAATACCAGAGAGCTAGAAAAAGAGTCAAGCGCCGATTTGCCGTTTAGCCACACTGGCTGTGCTAGAAAAAGAAATAGGGAAAATTCATAGCTTGCGGATCCTCGGATGCCCTATTGACCGCTTGACAGGATATTTACCATGTATAATTTTATCAAAACTATTGCTGAAGGAAGAACCCCAAAGGAATTAACCCAGGTTAGTTTACCTTATGCTAAGGATGGGTTGGGCCGTAGTCTAAGTAAACAGGCTATTGATTATCACTTTGGTAAACTCTACAAGGCCTATGTGGATCGATTCAATGCCGGAGAAGGTGATGCTGACTTTAATGAGGCTGGCGCTTTCTTACATAGCATTTACTTTAGTCAGTTTAGAAGTCCAAAAGGCAGTAACAAACCAGATGGTTCTGTGTTGAATTTAATTGAAACCAACCACAAAAGCTGGGAAAACTTCCTGGAAAAGTTTGAAAAAACTGCCATGAGTATACAGGGTAGTGGCTGGGTGTATCTTGCTAAGAACGGTCAAATTAAGACTATCGTCAATCATGAACTTCGAAAAGATATCGTATTCATAATCGATTGGTGGGAACACGCTTGGGCGCTTGACTATCAAGCCGATAAAAAGAAATATCTAGAAAATCAATGGAAGATAATCAATTGGGACTTTGTCAATACTCGACTATAATTTGCTGATATCCATATCGCTGTTTACAGGTCGATCCCAAATAGTTCTGCGTTCTACACCCTTGCGTTGAGCAAACCGCTTGCTGTCGCACTCTGAACACACGTGAAAATAACTATTGCCCACACGCTTGGGATCAACTGCTCCTTTAAAACGTTTGAATATTCCATTACAGTTATCGCAACGGAATAACAGCACAGATTTCTTTCTAAAATAAGTGTGCTCGTTGCCTAGTTTGCTGGGCCGTACATATTTCACCTTGATTATTTCTTGTTTTAAGTACATGAGGTATTTACATTAAGATTATAAAAAATCTTGGTAAATAAGTCAAAGCATACTTTTGCGAGAGAATATCCATGGCAAACAAACAAATTATTAACGTCGGTAATCAAAGCAACGACGGAACCGGTGATACAATACGCGATGCGTTCGCTAAAGTAAACAGCAACTTTGACGATCTCTACAACGTAGCAGGTCTAGGTGATGGTTTACGTTTTATTAAACTTCGTGAAGCTCCATCAGTTTTAGAAGCAAATACCGTACTAGGAATTAACACCTCCGCTACAAAAATTGTACAACGTACAGTGGTTGCCAGTACTGGTATTTCTGTCACTATCAATGATGGAAATATTATCATTGCCAATACTGCCACATCATTAGCTATCGATCCTGCTACTGGCGCAACACCGTTGGCATCGGACCTGGACGGACTCTATAGTCATAAAGGTATTAAATTTGCTCAACCGTACAACGACTACGACACTGTCACTAAAAAATGGGTATATGACAACTTCCTAAGCCGTCGTGCCGATACCTATCAGGATAATACTCTACAAGGTACTCCTATACAAACTTTGGAAGGAAGTACGCTAATAGCAAATCCTATTGCGATTACCACTGCTACCAAAGCTGGACATTTAACCACTAAGGGTTATGCTGATACCAAAATTGCTTCCTCAGGTACCTATGCTATAGATCCTGCCACTGGAGCCGTAAACACTTCAATGGGCTACATGAGTGGCCCTCTAATCTTATTCCGTGATCCTAATACACAGGACGATGTAGATTGGGACGGTAAAATTGCAGCAACTAAATCCTATGTAGATAGTTCTAGTTTTGTTAGCTCTGTAAACTTCTATGTTGCCACAAGTGGCCGTGATAACCGTACTGATATTCCTGCGTATAAGAAAGGTCGTGCGTTGGCCTATGCGTTTAAGACCATTGGTAAAGCGGCCGAAGCTGCCGAAGCGATGTTAGCAGTTAGTCAAGTTACTAT